AGGTGTAGGGCTGCACTAGTGGCTGCATTGGCTGCGCAGCAACAGGCGCAAATGGCGTCTGCTGGGCCACTTCACCAATGGCTTTGCGCATAGCGTTTTGCAGGTCATTCAAGCCCCACTGCGGCAGTGCTGCGTTGATCTCTCGGGCCGTGAACCCGCTGGTGGCCAAGAATCGGTTGAGGTCGCCCTGCGCCTGTGGGTCTGTGCGGCCCACGTTGGCGTTGTACCACTGCTGGATGGCTGCAATGCGGGGGTTGGCAGCACCTGTGGCTGTGCCGCCTGCTGGCAAACCACCACCGCCGACAGTGCCGCCACCGCCAACAGTGCCCAGCAAGCCACCACCAGTGGATGGGGCAGTGCCGGGATTTACATTGCCCCCACCCACAACAGTTTTGCCTGGAGCGCCGCCACCAGTCACAAAGCCACCGCCAACAGATGGGGGTGGTGCATCGCTCCATGGGCGCAGGTCGCCAGGGTCGCGGCCAACACTGGCAAACAAATCCTCGCGCCGTGTGGCCCGATCAATTTGCTCTTGCGCTTGGGCCAGCAGCCGTGGGTCGTTCTTTGGGTCTGTGATGCCTTGACGTTCAAAGACATCACCAATCGTGCCAGACCCAAATGGATCAGGCTGCGCGGCTTGCCAAGCAATGAATTCACGCCGTTCTGCCTCTGCGCGTGCTGTAGCGTATTGCTCCTCACCACCAAACTGAGGGAATGCAGCCGCCAACTCAGCAGGCGAATACTTCACCAAGATGGCATCTAATGCATCTTGCGTCTGTGGGCCTGCCGCCACCTCTGCCTGAATTTGCGCTGCTGTTGCCATGGTCAAAGCTCCTTTGCCAGTACAGACCACTGTGGGCTGTACCCTTCATCTTGTAAAAACGACTTCTGCCAGCCTCTGCGGCCTGCCAAGGTCACCCTGGTGCAACCAATTGACTTGCCCCAGGATTCGATCAATGGCCGCATCCTTGAAAGTTCATCGAGGTCGCCACCAGCCAAGAAGTAATGCAAATTCTTCAACCGGGGATAGACAATGATTTCCGTCAGCACAATGGACTCGTTGGCTGGCCACACTTGCAGCCTGCTGTCCTTCACCATTTCAACGACATCATCAAAATGGTGTGTGCCTCCAGAGTATTCTAAGGCAGCCTCCACATGGTGGCGCAGTCGGTGCAGATGCTCCAGGTCCATCAGCGTTTGCCCATCGGCACAGCTTCCAGCCTCATAACCCCGATCCGCCAGTCGGCCAGCACATCCCCGGTGATCTTCATGTTGACCTGCCGACCAGCAAACCGCACAGAGGTCGGGTTGGCTGCGGTGTATGGGCCATAGGACGATTGGCTGCCTGTGGGGTAAAGGCGGGTCTTGAATGACACCACCGCCTCACCCAATGTCTGCTCATCTGGGATGACCTGGCGCACGCTCATGATGTTGTCACCGTTGCCGATCTGCACAGGGCCAGACTCGGCATAGACCGATGCACCGTCATAGGCAAAGCCCACCTCATGCTCGTAGATGTAGCCATCGCTGGACACCATCAGCGGGTATGTGTACACACCGGCATCAACCCCAGCAAGCCGCGCCATGGTGCCAATGTTCCAGTGATTCTCACGGTAGTTGAACGTGACATAGCTGTCGTTTTCGTTGCTGGATGCGCTGGGGTAGAACCACCAGATTTCGCCATACTTGCTCACATGGACCGCATACACCTTGGACGCTTGCGCCATGTTGATGTGGCCAAACACATAGTCCGACACATCGCTGGGCAGTGGCTTGACGTAACCGTCATAAATCCAAAATCCCGACTTGCTCATCCAGATGGCCGCCGTGTCAATGGCCGCCACCGACTGAGCCGAAATCAGGCCGCAGCCGCTGCCCGCCTTCTCAAAGCCGTAGACAAATGGAGCGCCAACGTATTGCGCCGTGTGCACATCCACATCGGTAAACAACAAGTTGATGCCCTTGACTCGCTTACCGGCAATCAGCGACCCAGGTGTGGCCAAGTCATAGTCGCCTGCCAGGTTGTCTGTTGCAGGCGTCCACAGCGTGTTGTTCTCTTGGTCGCACCACTGCACCTTGCGGGGGTTGCCGCCAGCGCCCAGGGCAAAAATAATGCGCTCCTGCGTGACCAGCACCGCCTCGTTGTTAGTTGGGGCGTTGGTGATTGGCGCAGCAATTGTTGGCCCAGCAAAGCCAAGCTGCCACTCGTACAGCTTGCCATCGCCCGATGAACAGGCCACCAAGTACTCGCCCCATGTGTCCAGTGACCATGTGTTGGCTGGCACTGGTTGGCCAGTATCAGGTCGCGCCACGCCATAGGCAGCGGTGCCATAGCTGCTGTACCCGTAACCCGTCAGCACCGTGGAACTGGCCAATCCAGGCGTGAACCCTGTTGGCGTGATGTCCTTCAAGGTGCCTGCCTCGTTCATGACGTACAGCTTGGAGTTGGTGCCTGCGGCAATCCAGCGGTTGGCCGTGTTGTCGCGCCAAGTGATGATGCCTCGGCAGGAGCCTGTCATCTGGGCCGATGACCGCTGGCGCCAGCCGTTGATGGGGCGCAGCGTGTTCTCGTACCAGCGCACCAAGTTGGCGTCATACCAGCGGCCAGCAGCTTGGTACTCCGTGCCATTTCGGTAAACGCCTGGTGGAAGTTTCAGTGGAAGGTACATGGCTCAACTCGGTAGGTTCGACACGAATGTCATGGTGGCAACGACAGCAGCCGTGGACGGGTAATTGCCCGATGCGTTGTAGGACTGAATGCTGACAGTGGTGCTGTCAGCCTCCCACCACAGTTCCACATAGTCGTTGGCGTTCAGACTCAAAAAGTAATTCCAGCCTGCAATCAAATGGCCATCAACACCGCCATGACTGTTGGGCACTGAGATGTATCCCGTCGATCCCGTGATTGCTGTCCCGTTGACCTTCAGCCAAATTCTCGCGTCATGCAACTGTGAGTCTGTGTTTTGGAACTGACCAGACCATTGCAAGTTCCAGATGCCACTGCTGGTCACGGTCATGCGTGAGTTGCTCACCACACTCACGCCGTTGGCGTAGTCGGTGGTATTCAGGGTGATGGCATAAGCCGTGTCGGCAGCCGCAGCCGCTTGGTCTGTGGTGTCTTGGAATGCCCCATACGGGTTATTCAAGAACCTGCCGCCACGGGGGCCAAACAGCGAACCAAAAACCGATGTGATCTTGGAGAAGTAATTGTTCAGAGCGCCATAGTTTTCATTAAAATGTCGGCGCTCGTATCCCTCTGGTGGGTATCCCAGACTTGGAACAAAGGGCGCTTCGATTTGCTGTTTGACATTGGCCATGCTGCAATTATTCCACCTTATGCCATGTCAAGACCGACCTTGCGCACATCCTCAACCCTGCGGCCCCATCCCTTGCCAAATGTCGGCCAGGTTGGCAGGTCCATCAAGAAGGACAGTCGGCGCTTGGCATAGTCGTCAATCAACTGCTTGGAATCGAACGCAGCGACAGCCGCCAAGGTCTTGGGGCCAATGCCGCCATCAGGCTCGACACCGACAGTCGCTTGCAGCCACTTGGCCGCACGGCCTGGGCCGCTGTTGATGGCAGCATCAAACACGATGTAATCCACGCCAGATGGCAGATCATCGCCCTTGATCTTGTCCCAATACTTGCGCTTGTACAGTGGCGCAACGTCAGTAGGAGTCAGGGCACGCATCACCTTCTCGTCCACCGGGTGGCCACAATGCTCCTCCCAGACTGCCTTGGTGCAGCCCAGGTTTGTCATGCCACCAGGGTCAGCCGGATGATTGACGAAACCGCCTTCGTGCTTCAAAACGTGCTGCAAAGCCTCTGCAAAGTTTTCTCTCATTTCACTGGTCCTGTCTTGGAAAGTAAATCAGTCTTGGCTTGTGAGCCTGCGGAACTGCCGAAATAGTAGGCGATGATGCCCGTCCATGCCGTGCCAAGTGACCCCAGCATCATAAGGATGGCGGGGTTGTTGCTGTCCACCTGACCAATGAACATCATGATCAGGATGCCAAAAAACCCGATGGTGACAGCGCCAGCCAGCAGTGGCGGCATCATGCTGCGGGTGGTGGCCTGCATCTCTCTGGCTGACTTGCGGTCTTCCACTTCCAGCTTCTCAAAGTTCAGGCCAAGTTCCTGCGCCTGCTTTTGCAATTCGATCTCAGCGATCTTGACTTGGGCAATCTGCTCGGCAGTCAGCTTGTTGTTGGAGATCATGTCCCCCACTTTGTCTGGATCAACACCAATAGCCTTGGAGATGGCCGACACGGCCATGCCAGCCAATGGGCCACCCATGGCCGTGGCGATGGTCGGTGCGATTTGTTTAAGCCATTCCATATCAATTGCCCCTTTTGGTCAACATTGCTGAAGCGATCTCCAGCATGAATTTTATTTGCTCAATGTCTTGTGGTGGCTCGGACCACCCCACGGTCACCTGTCCAACGAACCTGTGGGAGTCAGGTGGGACACTGACCCGGCAGGTGAATGTCACGCCCTTGTCCAAGTACCACAGGCCCACCTCAGACTGCGCATAACGGTACTCAGAGCAAGGGATGTCGTTGGTCATCAGCTTGATCACATCACTGTTGTTGGCCGTGTTCTGGCTAAACAGCCCCACATCAATGTCCTCGACACTCTTGTCGCGGCCATCCTTGGTGTACGCCTTGTACAGTACCCGGCTGTTGAACAATGGGTTCACCTTGAACACGGCCACCACCGTTGCGCCTGTCTTCTTGAACAGCATGGCGCTGGCGTCATCTGCCCGGCTGGTGTTGATCTCTGGCAGCTTCTTGGACTCCTTGTAGGCGTCACGCATGAATTCCTGGTTCTGCCACAGGAAATAGCCAGAGAAGGCGACCACCCCCATCAAGATGACAGCGAACAGCTTGAAAGGACTGTCCACATAGGACAGCACCTTGTCGATGATGGTGTCAGCCTTCTCGGTCATTTGCGGATGTACATCATGTAAATGTAGGCACCGTAGATTAGCAGGGCTGCAAGAACCAAGGTGGCCAAGCCGATGGCGATGTATTCAGCCAATGCCTCGCGCTTGTTCTTGCGGATGATGGCCGCACGCTTGGCAGCCTCTTGGGCCTCACGCCTGCGCCTGGCTGCTGCTGCTTGGAATTTCACCCAGTCATCCCACATGCCTGGTCGGCCAGCGTAGACCATGGACTCGCGCAGGTGTTCTTCCTGCTGCTTGAGTTGCTCAAGCGCCATGAATTCCTCCATGTCGCTGCGCTCGGCACCACCTGCTGCTTTGCTGGTGGCCTTCTCTTGAATCTTGGCCTTGTTGTCGAAATAGTCAAAGACCCGTCCACCAAGGGAAGACAACTCTTTGCCATTGGCAAGAGCCGCTTTTATGACATTGAAAGCTGCGTTTGCAGCGGCAAGTTCGGCAAGCATTACAGATTCCTCAACAACTGGATCACGATGTAAGCACACCAAACGGTCATTGCCACCACCAGGGCTGCCGCAATAAAGGCGACAGCCCAATCTTTCATTTCAATATCCAGACAGCCGAGAAGATAGTCCCGGCCATTGACAGGATCATGACACCGGCTGTCTTCATCAGGATGGCCTCAATGCGTTTTAGCCTGGCATTGATCTGATCGTATCTGAGCGCACAAATTTCTTCATGCGTTGACAGTCTCGCCTCTGTCGCGTCAATCGTAGTCATACTGCACTACCCTTTTATGGTCCTGTGGTGGTTGTCGTGGTGGTGGTGTTTGTCACCACAGTTGGAGTAGCCGTATTGTCAGTAATGCTGCCACCAGCAAGGCGACCGCTGTTGCCAGAGTTTGACCCACTGTTCGCTCCAATCGAGTATGAACCTGCGCCAATTACACCATTACCGCCGATGGTTGTCACGTTGGCTGCGGGTGCCTGAATCTGCGAGGCCATGCCGACAAAGGCGTTGTTGGTGCTGACAGCCACAGCGGTGGCGTTGTCAGACTGGCGCATGCCCAATGTGGTCTGCTTGTTGATCGTGTAAATCTGGCCAACAGTTGGCAGGAGCAGGCCAGTCCACTGCAAGGCATAGTCGGCCCAATTCTTGGGTGCAGCGATCTGCGATGACTGCGGGGTGTTGCCAGCGTTCAGGCTGATGACAGCCGCCACCTTGGCCGTGGTGTCGCCCATCTTGGCGATGTCGGCCAGAGCCTGATACCGGGCTGTCTGAGCCGCTGCCTGGGCCTTGTGGGCGTCAGCATAGGCTTGGTACTGGCCTGTGGCGCAACCCGTCAAGGACAGTGCTGCAAGCAGTGGTGTGATCAGTTTCATGGTTGCACCTCTGTTGATTCTTGTACGGGCTCCACATAGTCTGGATCGTGAGGCCAGGTGACGTTGCCCATCACGGCCTCAAGGGCTGGCATGTCAGCAGCAGCCGTGATGGCCGCAGTGTAGTCAGCAGCCGTGGTGCGAATCGACTGCCTCCATGTGTTCCATGCGGGGTCCATCGGGGTGCTGGTTTCTGTGGCCTTGACCACCATCCAGTCTGTCGGGAACAGCAGCGTGTAGGCTGTGTTGTTGATCTGCGACTTGCAGGTGGCTTTGGTCTGGTCCAAGTCTTTGGGGGTCGAGGTGTAGTTCACCAGTACCTGACCGTCAACCAGCACTGGCGCATCTTGCGTCACCCAGTAGTAGGTGTCAGACGGCGGTTGACCGTAGATCACATCGACCATGCCAATAGCAGCCTTGTCCTCGGGGGTGGATAAGTTGCACCAGTTGGCAGGGTACTGAACCCCGTCCAACTCAAAGGCTGTGCCCTCTGGCACAAGCTGGACGATGGTGTTGTTTTGAACAATTGCAAACATGGGTTACCTCGCAAGAGCGTTTTTAAATGGGTTTTCGGCAAAGCAAGCGTAAATGTATGTAC